ACAAAGAAAACTTTGCATACTTCATGGAGATGGGGTGTGGTAAATCAAAAGTTCTCATTGATAATATAGCTTGGTTGTATTGGCACAAGAAAATAGATACTGCAATTATTGTAGCACCGAAAGGTGTCTACACTAATTGGAGAAACAACGAGATACCAACACATTTAACAGATGATATATCTGCCAAAGTGTATACTTGGAAATCTAATCTCAACAAACGAGAAACTACGGAGTTGAAAAACTCCGTGGGCCATGAAGCAAGATCCCATTTACGAATACTACTAATCAATGTCGAGGCATTTGCGACTAAAAAAATTTTCAAGTTCTTGGACACATTCACACACAGAAGCAATTTTCTAGTTGCAGTTGATGAATCCACCACCATCAAGAACATCAAGGCGAAGAGAACCAAGGCACTGATACAGTTTGCCGAGAAAGCAAAGTATAAACGAATACTCACAGGCGCTCCGATAACAAAGTCGCCCTTAGACTTATATTCACAGTTCTTATTTATGGACAGAAAAATTTTGGGGTTCTGTTCCTATTGGTCTTTCCAAGGCAGATATGCCGTGATTATGAATAGGAAGATGGGATCGCATCAGTTCAACCAGGTGGTTGGATACAAGAACTTAGATGAGTTAAAGAAAAAAATAGACCCACATTCATTTAGAGTAACGAAGAAAGATGCACTTGATCTACCACCAAAGACATATGTAACAAGACAAGTTGATCTGACCATGGAGCAAGAAAGACATTATCAAAGCATCAAGAAAACATCAGTTGCTTTTTTAGAAAGTGGCGACATGGTTACTGCACCCGAAGTTATGACAAGACTTTTGAGGCTACAACAGTTGCTATGTGGATATCTTGTAACAGATGAAGGCGAAGTAAAACATATACCAAACAATAGGTTAACTGTACTTCTTGAAGTAATAGAAGAGATGGAAGGTAAAGTTATCATCTGGTCAAGGTTTCGCCATGACATAATGAAGATATGCAGTAACTTGAAAGGTGTATATGGACAAGATTCAACAGTCACATATTTTGGGGACACAAGCATGGCAGATAGAGACGAAGCCATTGCGAGGTTTCAAGATCCGTCAGATCCCACGAGGTTCTTTATTAGTAATGCACAAACTGGTGGTATGGGTATAACTCTACATGCCGCAACAAATGTAATTTACTATTCCAATGACTTCAACCTGGAGTCAAGAGTACAATCAGAGGATCGGGCACACAGAGTCGGGCAACATAATCCAGTCTTGTATGTAGACTTGGTATGTCCCAACACAGTTGATGTCCACATAGTTAAGACATTAGTAAACAAAAATAAATTAGCCAACATAACATTAGGGGAGCAAGTACTAGAATGGTTGAAGGTATAATAAGTAAAACATACGAACAAGCAAAAAAAGAACTTGATAAAGAAGTAAACGAACACATTGAATATATTAAGCATATTAAAAAAACTAAGACTTTTGATTTTAAATGCCCTCAATGTAAAAAAGTTAAAAAAGTTAGAGTTGTGTCTTACAACTTAGGCAGAGAGGGTCTTAAATATTGTCATCAAAACTGTAGAGCCGCCGCTCAAAGACAAAGAGATAAAGAAAAATTGGTTAATGAAATCGAACAAAAATTTATTAATGAAATCGGTAGTTTAAAAGAAAGAATTAAAGAGTTAGAAGGGGGTGCTTGAATGGTTGAAGGTATAAAAAAGAAGTTCTACATCTACGACAAAGATAGAAAAAGAATAAAAGAAACTTATGTCGAAAAAGATGCGAAGAGATATGAGAAACAAGGATACAGAGTAACAAGTAGAAGGAGAGTAAAAGATGACTAAGTTAAGAGGCGAAAAAATTGTAGGTAATGCAGGCGAACACTTAACAGTGTTTGACTTATCTATGCTTGGTTACGCGGCATCAACAGTAAAACAAGACGGCATTGACATAGCTGTGGTTGGTGGTGTTGATTTAAAAGTAGCACAAAGAGTGGAAGTAAAAACAGTTCTACAAAGAGATGAGATGGCAAGATACTCTTTTACTATATGTAAAGGAGCAGACAAGAGGTGTTACACCCGAAAGGACTGCGACATCATAGCACTGGCGGCGATGGATATAAGATCGGTGTTGTATTTTCCAGTGGAATCTTTCACAAGTGTGAAGTCACTGACCTTAACAAAGAATGATTTCCATAACCCATCTTATAAAAACGAGTGGGCAGCGGTGCTAGAATATAGTCAAAAGATGCAGGCAGAAATGCTTAAAATGTATAGTTTGAAAAAAGAATATAAAATTTATGAGAAAGTATAAGATTTTATGTTGACTTATGTGAATAGATTTGGTAGGACTATAATTGCTACGGATGTTGTTATTGCAGCAACATTAAAAGTATGGGTAGGGTGGTTCTCCTTTTTCCTTTCGTTTCGTTGGTGTTTCCCTACCCACACTTACTTTGGAGTTAACAATGGATACAGATAAATGGAAGTCAATAGCCGTACCGATTGAGACTTGGAAAAAACTCAATGAGTTAGCTAAAGAAAACTTTAGAACAGTCGGTGGTACAATTACCTATTTGACACAAAAAGAATACGAGTCTGAAAAAAAACTCGTTGACGAGAAGGTATAATTAATTAAACTATACCTTCAACTATAACCGCCGAAGGGCATAAACTTTAACGTAGAAGGAGAGAACGATGAGTGATGTGTATTCACTATTTGAGC